GGGGTTTGTTGCATCAAATATGATTTGATTAGGTCGATAGCTTGAAGCCAGCGTTGGTGCAAGAGCTGAACTGGTTGGTTCCAACAACACCAGCCACGTTGGCAGCAGCCAAAGCAACTGTGGTGTTGGCAAATGCGCCAACTGGGTAAACAGCAACGCTTAGAGCGGTGCCGTCAACTTGATACATAGCAACTGTGGTTGTTTGCTGAATAGCTTGTAGAGCGTTAGAAACAAAACCATTTACACCTTGTTGAGCAGCCATGGTATTGGCAGCAACGAAACGGAAGAACTCAAGTTTTGGACCTTGAGGTTGAACTGGTGAACCAGCTGTGGATGTTGAAGGTGCAATAGGACCGTTCTGGGTGTCTAGTGCAAATACTGGTTGTGCATCACCATTAGCGCGAGCGAAAAATGCCATAATAAATCTCCTAAGTAAGTGGCCTCATTGGGCCTACTTTTATTTATCCAAACGGCAAAAAATTACTTCGTAGCTGCGGCTTTACGGGCAGGATCTGCAAAGCCGCCTGCGGTTCTGCTCACAACCTTGGCACGGCCTGCAGGGGTGCTAAACACCCAGCCTTCCTGTCCCGGCTGTTGCAAATCCAGCTGTTTCTGTAGGTCTATTTTTAATTCATGCAACTTGTTCCATATGGCAAAAGCAACACTCATGCCCAAGATATTGCTACGAGGACTCTGTAGATATTCCACAATGTTGTTATATTTGCGAGGGGTGACCTTGGTCTTCAGCCACTCGCCAAATGCCTGCGGGGTTGCGTTGGAATAGTCTGTGCCTTTAAGACTGTTGATAAAATCTTCCATCAAGCTTGGCAAGTCTGTGATCTGTAATGCTCTCAGTTCTGCAGGATTGAGAAGACCTTGCAGTGCCTTTGCATTTTCACCACGAGCATAGCTGGCCAACTCGCTCATGATTTTTCTATCAAGTTTGAGATTTTGTAAAGTGTCTACTGTGGCACCTGTGACCATGAGCCCAGGCACTTTTTTTAACTTGGATTCAGGATCTGTGACTGGCTGTTCAACGCCTGTGGGATTATCCATGTAGGTGTGTATGGCTAGACCAATTTTGCTGTCTTTGATTTTTTGTCCCAGCGGACTGTTTTCAGGAATTCTATATGGAATACCGCCCATTTTGTTGGGCTGGAACAACAAGAGGCCAGCGTTTGCTTGTACAGGATCAGTTGAACTGTAGAGCATGTCTCCTTTGAAATATCCGCGAAAGTTTTTGGGTGTGGCTGCTTCTAGGTAAGGCCATAGTTCTTGATACATGGGCAACAACTTTTGAACTCTATCAGCTTTGTTACCTTTGGCTGCTGCTGTTTGATCACGCTGAGCCATGATTGCGGCAATTTGTTCAGGACTACGAGCCAGACCTTCATAACCCACAGCAGTGGCTCCGGCTTTGTCTGTGAGCACAAATTCTCCGGCATCGTTACGCCCAAAGATCACAGCTGGACTACCGTCCCACTTGATGGTGGCATATTGCTTGGTGTTCTCAGCAGTTTGTTTGATAATGTCCAAGGCTTCACGAACACCTGCAAGTCCTTTTTGAAACACCAGGTCTTCGATATAAGGTATGCGAGGATTTTTGGCTTCCGCTAGATGTTGTTTTTGTTCATGCTCAATCAACGCATACATGCCTTGATTCACAATTCTATCACGCAGTCGACCCAGAAACCCAACATCGTCTTCTCTCAGCATGGGTTCGTTAAGTCCTTCGCGCTTTAAGTATTCTCGGAAGTCTGCCAGCTTGGCATCTCGTTGCTGGTCCGTGGCCAATGTGGCGTAGATACTTTCTACGTTTTTGAGATTCTTTCTTGTGGCAGTGGGTCCCAACAGTGTTTGTGCCACATAGTCAGGATCCATGCCATTGGGCACTAGTTGATTGGTAGCTCTGCTGAACATGCCATTGGCTCCAACTTTGAGTCCCAGTTGCTTGGCAATAGAGCTCATCAGCACATTGCGATTCATGCCTTTGTAGGCACTGTCTTCACCGCCAGCATAGTAAAATATCCCCCAGTCCAAATTAGGGAAAAACATAAAATCTGTTTGCACAAATCCATTGGAAGGTTTGCCAGCAATGGGAGTTCTGAGATGCACTTCTCCGCCCTTTTTGACCCACTCTTGTGGATCTTGGCCCTGACTTTGTATAAACTGTGTGAGTTTGGCGGCCAGTTGTTCTTTGTCTACATCATTAACGTCAACTGCAAGATCCAAATCTCCGGATGTTGCTGCTCTACCAGTTGATCCCAACCAGCGGAGAGGTGTTTTGGTTTCAGGATCCACGTCAGATGTGAAATCCAGGCCTGTAACTTTTTCTACCCAGGCAACAGTGGCAGGCACATCAGCTTTGTTGATACGTTGTGTTAATGGATTACCGTTGGCATCCTTGAATACATTTCCGCCTTCCAGTAATTTCATTATGTTACTCTCATTCCTGCCAGTCTAGCCAAGGCATTCAACACAGGATTGCCTGTGCTTCCAACAACATTGCTGCCAGTGGCCGCGGTCATTAGTTGTCCTAGTTTTTCTAATTCTGCTTTGGTCAATGAAACACCCTGCTGTTGAAGTTGAGTCAATATTTCTGCATCAGTGGGTGTGGCACTACCAGCAGCAGAAGCAGATTGTGCGGTTGCAGTTCCTTTGTTTTTGACTTCTGCTTGTATGGCTGCAATTGCTGTGTTAAAATATGTGTTGATTGCTTGTGTGGTCGCTGGAGATTTTGGATCAGCAAGACTTTGAACAGCAACTTTGGTCAGTTGGTCGCTGAGAGCTTGTTTGTATGCAGGGTTGCTACGAATACTGTCCATGTTAATGCGACTGATGGCCAATTTAGAATCAGACCAACGTTGAAATGCTGATTCTACGTCCTGCAGTTGAGTATCAACTGCTGACGTGTCTGCAGCGCCGGCAGATGCCGCTGGTGCAGAGCTGGAAGCAGCAGGTGCTGCTGGTGCAGTGTCTGTGGCTCTGCGCCTGGCAGCATTTACCACAGTTGGTGCCTGTGCTTGCCATTGTGCTTTTAAATTATTGACCATTTGTTGCACAGCCGGATTCTGCATCACTGTTTGCAAAGACTGCGGCAGAGTCACCGGATCAGCCACGGATCCACCTACAGTGTAAGCTGGATTGCCCAGTGCTCTTCTAATCCAATTAGGATTGGCCAATTTTTCTGCGTTTTTGGCTGCTGCGGCTTGCGTGGCTGCTTGTTGAGCTGCACCTAACTGTGCAGAACTAAACATGCTACCCCAGTTGATTTCATTGACCTGTGATTTTCTTGGTTGATTTAGTTCATGAATTTGCATCTGTGCGTCTCACTGTTCTAGTAAATTTTCCTGGATCACGCAGCTTGATAGCATTCAACAATTTGCGATGTAGGTTTTCTGCTTGTTCTGGTGTGTAGGTGGCATCAATTTCTTCAAGCAAACGAATTGCACTGGCAATAACATTGGATGCACGATTTTCAATGATGTGTCGCTTGTCGCGTTCCACATACATTGAGTCCAGTTCTTCCAGCAAACTGCGAGTTTTCTTTTGCATGACTTCAGGGCCTTTTTGTTATTTATGGGTTTGAGCCACAGTTATCATCACAAATAAGCAAACGACCCTTTTTATAGTCTCCAATTTGCCAGGATTCTTCAACTCCAGCAAACCATTCTATGCATTGTCGCAAAGGGTATTCTAATGCATTATTTTTTGCAATCAATGGAATCAATTGAGCATTGGCGGCTTGATGATATTGTCCTCGACCATAAGTTTTAGGATAGAACCCAGTATAACAACAAGGACTTACATCACCGGTGGCAGAAATGTATATGGATTTTAAAAGCTTGGTTTCGCATTTTACACTGCCGACCGATGTGCGTCCTGCAATTACATCTTCTAGTAATACTTCATCGGTCTTTTTTTTGTAAAATAAAACTTTAAAATCACGCTCTCCTGTGTAGTCGCCCATTACGTGAACCAAACGTCCATTTTGATCAAATACCGGAGCTGTATCGCGACCATCATATGCCAGCTGAAAGTCTGCGAATCGTAGATCTTCGCTGAGTCGTTTGCACTGATCTATTTGGTGCAGATTGTGCTGAAAGCGAATCATTTTCCATACAGCTTGTCCCCCAGCATCGATAAAAATTTTGGCATTGCGAATCACAGTATTCCAAACTGTGTTTTGTCTGTAAAGATGATGGGTGTCTTCTAGGCCATCAAGACAAAAAAATACCGTTGCGGGAGTGCGTCCCAACTGTATCCAAAATTTTTTATCACGTGCACCTCCATTGGTGCTGATGCTGATTTTTAGATCTGGATTAACTGAATAAAAATAATCGACAATGTCTGGTGCTTCGGGGTTCATCACAATATCCCCAAAATTTCCATTGATCCTGATACTAATCAGTTGTTTAAGAAACTCAGGAGAAAATATCTGTTGTGCAGAATCAAGACTTAGATTAGTTTCAGGATATCCACCATTATAGGGATAACCCCAGAAATTCCGAGGGCACCAAGGACAACTGGCATTACAAAAGCTTGAGATTTCCAAGTGGACATCTCTGATGTCTTCATATTCAATCACGTGGTTTTTATTTTGCCCAACAGTTGTTTGAGTTTGGAACTTTGAACGTCGGCAGTTACTTTGGCTGAATCATCTGATTGGGCCAGGGGCTTGTCCCAGGCATGTGTTCCACCTGGTAACTTGTCGTCGCCTTCACTTTTTACATTTGACTTGGCTTTGATTTGATCCATGAACGAACTGGTGGGCTTTTTGCTGAAGCCTTCTTCTTCGCCGCCTGCGTCAGTGATACGCATGGTTTCCATGTTGTATTCAAGATCAATCTTTTGTCCAACACCTGTGCTACTACGCGATTTCATACACTGAATCTGATACTTGCCACGTTCTTTCATGGCCCTACTTGTAAAAATACCGAACACGTTGTCTGCCGTGTTGATTTTAGAGATACCGCCTGAAATATGACTGTGGTCAAATTCAATCTCTTCCACAGCTGATCTGTTTAACTGACTTGCTGTCACCAGCAAGATGCCCAGTTCCTTGGCCAAGTTACGCAGTTCTTCACTCACATACTTGTCTTTGACAAATAAGTCATTGGGACTGACCTTGGCACTCACAGGCATCAACAAGTCCAAGTAGTCCACCATCATAAAGTCTACACGATGTCCTGTTTGAATTTGATACTCTTTTAAGAACGCACGAATGTCGTTGATGTTTGATTGTGCTGGCATTGCCTTCACGCGATAACTACCGGACTTCTTGCCCACCAGTTTGATTTTGAGTGTGGCTGTTTCTTTGTCTCTGCGAATATCCTTGGTTGACATATTGGTCAACATGGCTGCTGTTCGTAGACCAGTGAGCTCTTCACTCAATTCCAAAGTGATATACACCCCATGAAGTCCCTGTTGCACCCAGTTCAAGGCAATGTTCATCATCACAAGCGATTTACCTGAACCCGAGCCGCCTGCAAAGATGTTGAGTTCCCCGCGACTGAATCCACCATACAACAGTCGGTCCAACTGTGGCCAACCCGTCGACACTTGACCGCCGGTGTCAAAGTATTTGGCAAACATGCCCTCAGGATCTAACCAAAAGTCTGTGCCCAAATCTTTGGTCAAGCTGATCTGCACAGCATCTTTGATCAGTTTTTCTACTGGCTCAAATTCGCCCTTTTCCAGCAAGTCAGCTGATTTGAGAATTGCACGTTCTAGTTCTTGCCGTTTAGTAAATCCTTCGAACTCTTGCATGAACCACTCATAGTGACCTTCATTGAGTTCAGGAACTGAGTCGAGTTTGACTCCAGTTGCGGCTGCAATCTGATTTCTGTCAGGCATGGTTCTGAACTTGTCGCTGTGTTCCTTGACAAACTCAGCAGCTGGCCTCAAGCTCTTGTCAAAGTTTTGCGGATTGTAAATGTTTTGAACACGCACATAACTCTGTGCGTCTTCTAACATCATTTCCAGAAACAGTTTCTGGACTTCGATATTGTATTCTTTTAACAACTTATTTCCTTGTAAAGCAAATTTTTGAAATTATGTCAGTGGTTGCAGGGTAAACATCTTGTTCTAACTCGACGACATCATATAAATTAAACATCTTAGATATTTTGTAGTTAACCCAGGCTTCTTCAACAATATTTAATTTTAGGTCCATCGACTGTTGATGCAGTATTGCTTCAACTACTTTATTGCACTTTAACTCACTGTGGTATCCTTGATTCAATTGTAGAAAATTTTTATGCAGGTCAATCAGCTGCGGGGTTGGTGAAAATTCTAAGTTTACAAATTTAGAAATTTCCTGGAGCCCTTGTATGAAGGATGAAAAATTAAAGAATCTTCTAAAATCAAAATTATAAAAATTCTTCACAGGAGTCCAATCCACAAACATAGACAAACCATATTCGTAATCATCAAACATAGAATAAAAATACTTTCTTAACACTTTTCTTGAATAGCTGTCGTGTAATCCGTGATTTGTGACCAGTGTATTCACAAACTGTGCCATCTTGGGCAATGATGACATTTTTTCATATGTGTTGTTTTCTAAGTTTTCAAGATCAAGTGTTTGATCTCCTGCACGTAAAAAACTGTTGGTAATAGCAATCAATAAATCGTCTTGCGTTGGAACTATACGAATCACCAGATCAGTATCATTAAATTGCATACCATAATAACTATAGTGTTGTGCAGTTGTTATAGGGCAGTAGTCTGCGTTGTCATTTTTAAGATGACAGGCACCATTACTGTTAAACTGCGGCAATGTAATGTCGTATGATACATTTTGATCTATCCAATGGTTAACTACTAACTCCAGATAGTTTCCATGCACACCTCCAAAAAAATCAATTTTTCTTATTGTGACCATTTTTTTGCTAACTGTTTTTTTCGCATCTCAATTTTAATTTTATTGGTTTCTCTGGACTGCATTATAGTTAGTAAAGTTGCTAATTTGCCAAACTTTACCACAGCATCATTAACATCTTTGACGTCTGTGGGCCAATCAGGTATGCTCACCGACCATCCCAGTTCTATGGCACGATCAATCAACTCAAGTCCGGCTTTGTCGTGATCGGGAACAACAATAACTTCACGTCCAAGATTGCGTATCAATCTGGCCTGTGCATCGCTTATTGTGTTATGCATTACTGCCAGGCCGTCAATGCTGAGTGCATCAAATATGCCTTCGACCACAATTACACATTGCCAACTGTCGTTCTGTAGCTCTGTGCCAAACACATAACCCGGTTGTGTATGATTGATATATTTGGGTGTTTTGTTGTCTAGGAATCTGGCTGTCCATCCCACAACTTTTCCATCGTAGGTAAAAGGTATTGTAACATGTGGACGAACCCAGTTAACGCCATCGGTGCGAATAGTGGTCATTGCTGGAAAGTCTGTGGGCACACATCTATCTCTAAGATAATTCCAATACAGCGGCAGGTCGGGTGTGATTAGTTCGCTGGCCGGAGGAAAGTCATCTGACTCTTCAAACTTGATGTCACCGACAGTGTTGGCAACTCGAGCACGGTCATCCAGGATGCCGTGTATGCTACGATGTCTCAGACTTTCTAAATTCAGTGCATTTATTTCTTGTTCAGGAACTCCAAATCGTTCCAGCAACGTTGTTGCTTTATATCCCAGTGTTCTGCCCAACACAAAACTGGCAGTGTATCCACAGTTGAAACAGTGATAACTCCAACCTTGCTCATTGGTTTTGATTCCGCCACGACTGCGCTTTTCGTTGCAACAAGGGCAGTTAAAGCTGATCCAGCCCGAAGGCGTTTGTTTACGCTTCGCAGGCAAGTAACCAAAGATATCTAGCATCTTGCTAGTTTAACACAAATCAATGTGATTGATCAAGCGGTCTCGGATAAGACTGTGTCCGATTTCGTTGGGATGACCGTGGGCGCAGATCAATTCTCTTCGTTGATTTCCCGGATGATCTCTAAACCAAAGTGTCCAAGCAAAGTCCGGCCAGGGCAAAGTGGGTGCGTTGGCAACAGGGCGTT